CGGGTGATGACCGGCTCGGGCCGGAAGCCGCCGGGAGTCCCGTCGCCGTTCGTCGGGGGGCGGTCGAACGATCGTTCGGTTAGTGAGCGCTTACCAACCGCCCCAGTGAGCACTCACTAACCCCCCCAGTGAGCGCTTACTAACCCTGAGTGAGTGCTTACATTTCCTGCTGGCAGCAAGTCGGATTCTGCGCCGGATTGCTCGGCACGACGCGCCCCGGTTGCCGATCAGGCGCGGCAGCTGCCGGGGCGTAGCGCGCCGCGCGCCGGAGCGCTGCCAGCAGCAAGCTGGAAGCCTGCGCCGGAGCGCTCGCGGATGCGGCAGCAGGGGCGCAGGATGCGGCGCAGAGCGCGCGGCAGCTGGCTGGCTGCGCGTGGCAGCTGGAAGCCTGCGCCGGAGCGCTGGCGGGCTGCGCTGGCGGGCTGGCGGATGCGGATTCTGTCTCCGTTTTGCTGGCAGCACGATGCCATGCAGACTTTCACTACCTTTCACTGAAAAAGCCCCTATAGCCTAATTTCATTTGTAGGACACTGATTCTATTGCATATCTCCAAACTTAGAAGTAAGTGAAAGTCTGCATAACAGGATGTTTTTACGGCGGAAAACTTACTTACACTGTCGAAAGTCTGCTGACAATGAAGCGAAAGGGAAAAATAGGCAAAAATTCAATCTGCGCGCGGTACAAAAAGCAAAATGCCCGCTGCTCCGTTCTGCGCCCGAATTACCGTGTAATTCAATCCTGCGCCGCGCGTCGTTTTCCTGCGCCTGTTTTCACTGCCGGGAGACTGTCTCAAAACATCGCTTGCATATAAAGACTGTCTCCCGGTATGATTTGTGTGGGTGCTGTATCACCCCCGGCGCAGCCGGTCACTCAAACCGAAAACCGAAAGGATCAACCCATGCAATCGCAACCGACTCCACTCGCAGCTGCAATGCAAACCGCTGGCGCAAAGTGCGCGCTCGATATCGCCGCACTGCTGCGCGCTCGCAATCCGCTGCTGTTGTGTGTCTCCCGCGAAGAGGCGCGCACGGAGCGCGTCGTTTTCGACGGCGCAGCCAGCGCTGGATACGCTCCCGTTGTGTGGGATTGCGCGCGTGGCATCTCCAACATGAGCGGCGAAGTGCTGAACGCTCGCGCCACTGATCCGATTGAAATGCTCAATGAGATCCGCGACAGCGAGAAGCGGCAAGTTTGGATACTGCGCGATCTCGCGCCGTGGCTGAAAGATCCAAACGTGTGCCGCGCAGTCAAATCACTCTGCCGCGAATTGCCGCAATCCCCGCGCGACAGCGCTCGCGCAATGGTAATGATCAGCAGCACGGCAGAAGTGCCCGCCGAATTGTCCGGCAACGTGATCACCATCGACGTGCCTCTGCCGGATCGCGCGGAGATCGCGACGCTACTCGATGCGGCAGTGGGCGCACTGCCGGAGCAAATGCGCGCGGCAGCTGCGCCCAATGGCGTGCGCGAGCAAGCGATAGATGCCGCGCTCGGTTTGAGCGCAGAAGAGGCGCAGAGCACTTTCGCGCGCTCGCTGATCAGCAAGCAAATGATGGATGCGGGCATCATCTCCGGCGAAAAGCGCAGAGTGATATCGCGCGAGCGAGTGCTGGAGTGGTTCGATCCGGTTGCTGGCGGGCTGGATGCGATTGGCGGGCTGGAGAATCTCAAAGGCTGGCTGATCCAGCGCAGGCAGGCATTCAGCGCAAAGGCGCGCGCGTATGGATTGCCTGCGCCCAAAGGCTTGCTGGCAGTGGGCGTTCCCGGTTGCGGTAAGAGCCTCACTGCGAAAGCGCTCGCAGCTGCATGGAGCGTTCCACTTCTCAAGCTGGATATGGGCGCACTGAAAAGCAAATTCGTCGGAGACAGCGAAGCGAATTTCCGCAAAGCGCTGAAAGTCGCGGAGACTGTCGCGCCGTGCATCCTCTGGATTGACGAAGTGGAAAAAGCGCTCGCAGGCGCGAACGATGGCGGGCAGGATGGCGGCGTCAGCAAGGATCAATTGGGAGTGATCCTGTCATGGATGCAGGATCACACTGCGCCCGTGTTCGTCGTCGCGACAGCCAACGATGCAACCGTGCTGAAGCCTGAATTCATCCGGCGTTTCGACGGTATGTTTTTTGTCGATCTCCCGACAGCGAGCGAGCGCGCGGAAATCCTGCAAACCGCACTGCGCGCGAATGGGCGCGCGGATGCGCCGATTGATTACGCGGCAGTCGTCGCCGCATCATCCGACTTTACCGGCGCGGAGATGGCGCAGTTGGTAATCGATGCGATGTATGCAGGCTTTGCCGACGACGCGCGCGAGATTTGCACCAACGATTTGCTCGCAGCTGCAAAGCAAACCGTGCCACTCGCGCGCACTGCCAGCGACAAGATCGCCGCGCTCCGGCAGTGGGCGCAGGGGCGCGCGCGTCCGGCGTCCGTGGCAGAAGTCAAAAGCGCTCCGGCATCCGCCGCGCGCTCGCTCGATATCTAACCCGAAAGGATCGCGACATGGATAGCACTCTCATTCGCCCCGGCTTGCTGGTAAGCCTGAAAAGCACACTGCGCGGGGGCGTTCAGTACCAGAAGCAAACCATCCAGCCGGAGACAGCAGTCGGCGCGTCAACGGTTGCCAGCTGGAACACGACGCGCGAGATCGCGGACGCGCAGGAACACGCGCGCGCCGTCGTCGCGCGTGGCAAGGCGCGCGCACTGATCACTCGCGTGTGCTGCCCGTCGTCATTCGGGCTGTTGTGTCCGGTTGACAGCGAGCAAGCGCTGGCAGCTGCGATCCTCGAAGCGCAGGCAGTCGCAAACGCGCATAACGCAACGTCGCGCCACACGCGCGTGGATTTGTACTGTTTCACGGGCAGGATCGCGGACAGCGACGAACAGGCGGCGCGCGCGATTGCCAGCGAAGTGCGCGATTTGATCCGCGACATGGAGCGCGGCATTCGCGCGGCAAATCCCGACGTGATCCGCGCAGCTGCCAACAGTGCGCGAGCGCTGGCTGGAATGCTCTCCGACGAAACGGAGCGCAAAGTCTCGCTGGCAATCGCAGAAGCACGGCGCGCGGCGCGCACGATTGTCTCGCGCGTGGAAAAGGCGGGAGAGGTTGCTGCGGAAGTCGTCGCGGATCTCAAAATGGAAGCGCTCCAATCCGCGCGGTTTGCAGTGCTGGATATGGCAGGGGGCGATGATTCAATGACAGCGCAGCAAGTCGAAAGCATTCCGGCGCGCTCGCTCGATCTGATCCCGGCGCAGGATGCGCCAGCAGTGACGCCGATTGCAGTCCCGGCGTTTGAATTCGGAGAGTGATGATGACTTGCACGACGCAAACCGATCTCACGCAGCAACAGAAAACGGCGCAGCAGTCCGCGCTCCGGCGATTGCAGGATGCGATCCGCGCCGGAGAAGTTACTGTCGTCGTCGGGCGCAATGGAGCGCTGGCGTTCCGTGGCTGGAAAGATAACGCCGGAGTGTCCGACTTGTGCGCCTATCGTGCGCTGATGAATACGCCGGAAGTGCGCCGCGCCGTCGCGCGGGCAGAGGCACTCGCTGGCGTCAAAGTCTCCCGGCTGGCAATCGCAACAGGCGTGCATTCGCACGACGGGGGCGGCAGCTGGCATTCGGGGCACTAGGGCACTCTCCATGCGCCGCGCGAGGCTCGCGCGGCGCATTGGGGGCAAACCTGTTGCCCGCAACGTCGAAAGGTAAATCATGTTTCGCAGTCTCGCAGTCGCAACGTCGGAATGCCACGCAACGCACGGCGCGCACTTGCACGGCGCGCAGGAACCTCTCGCGCTCTATTTTGTTGTCGCGGTTTGCGTCGTGCTGGCAATCGTTTCAATCCTCAAGTCGAAAGGTTAATCATGTCTGATCGTATGCAGTCAGTGCGTCCGCTGATCCTGTTGTCGCTGATCGCGGATTTGTCGCAGGATGAATTCGCGGATTTTATGGAGCGCTTCCGCGAAGTGATGCAACGTGCGCGCGAGGCGCACGATAACGCGCTCGCTGCTGATGCAGCAGACGCGCAGCACGGAGAGGCGCAGCTGGAGAGCGAGAGCGAAGAGGCGCGCGCGGCAGCTGCGCTCGCTGCTGCTGCTATCGGCAAAGCCGGGATGCACTGATGACGCCGCTGGAGCGCGCCGTGCGCGCCGATCCTGCCACGTCCTACTGGCTGACAGCTGCGCTCGATAGCACGGCGCGGCGCGATCCGCTGGATGCACTGCGCGACTGCGAGATGCTGCTGGAGATCGCCGGAGCGCGCCTGCTGGCGCTCCAGCAGGCAGAGCGCACCTAGCGCGCCAGCTGCGCCCCTAGCGCCCCGGCAGCAGGCTTGCCGGGGCGTTTTCTTTTGCCCGGAGACTCTCCGGCAAAATGTCCTACTTGCTACCAGGCAGCACAAGTTAAAGTAAATTCTAGATCTCCTGGGACGCATCGCATCAGCCGGGAGACTCTCCAGCTGCCCGCGCCTGCTGCCAGCTGCCGGATGCTGCCGCGCGCCAGCTGCGCGCCCCTGCGCCCGTTCTAAGCCTGCTGCCGGGGCGTTTCAGCCTGCCCGCCGGATGCCCGCCCCCGGCAGCTGCCCGCGATCCGCGCCAGCTGCCCGCCGGAGATGCCCCCGGCAATCTCAGGGGGCGCGATTGCAACAGTGTTGTAATTCCGCCCCCTGAGATCGCGCGCCCCCGGCAGAAGCGCTCCAGCTGCGCCAGCTGCGCGCCGATCCGCCCCCGGTTGCGTGCGTCCGGCTTGCTGCCAGCAAGCTGCCGACTGCCAACCGATTTTGCGAGCGAAGCGAAAACCGTGCCCGCGCGCCGGAGTGATAGTGAGCGCTCACTGGGGAAGTAAGCGCTCACTAACGTGAGCGGTCACTAACGTGAGCGAGCGCTCACTTCGCACGTTAGCGAGCGCTCACTGCGCGCGCCGCGCGGCCCGACTCCCCCCGCCGCCCGCTCATTACAACAGGAAAACCTAGATCGCGCGCGCAAGAAACTTCGGAGTTAAAAAATTATTTTGTTTTACCCCTTGACACGGTTCCGGCGCGAGCGCACATTCGCTCCTGTCACTAGGTCAATTCAGTAATCGAGTAAGGGAGTCGCACGATGTCTACAACTGACGGCACCGATCTCATCGTCAACGAGATCGACACGCTCTCCGGCCTGCACGCGCTGCACGATGAATTGGCGGCGCGCTTGAAGAAGGTGGACGAGCAGATCAGTCAGCTGGAGCGCGGCATCCTCGCCGCGATGAACGCCGCCGGAATCCTGACCATTGGCGGCGCGAGTGCCACCGCCACCATCCACATCGAGCGCGTCTACAAGGGCGAGGATTGGCCCAAGCTGTACGCGCGCATCCGCATGACCGGGGAGTTCGATCTGCTGCATCGTCGGCTCTCCATTCCCGCAGTACGCGAGCGCGAGCAGGCTGGAGATCTGCCGCAGGGCGTGGTTGCCGTCAATCTCGCGAAAATCAAACTCACCGCACCGAAAGGATGAACGATGAAGATCAGCAAAGCGGTACGCGCAACGATCACCGAGCAGGCCGCAGCAGCAAGCGCTGCCAAGGATGCGGTGATCAGTGCAGTCGAAGATTACAACGCGGCGCTCGATGCTCTGCACGGCACCATCGAAGAGGCAAAGGATGGATTGCAGGGCGAGTACGACGAGAAGAGCGAGCGCTGGCAGGAGGGTGAAAAGGGCCAAGCCGTCAGCAGCTGGATCGAAGATATTGGATCGAAGTGCGACGAGATCGCGGACGGCATCGAGGTGGAGATGGCCGACATCGACGCCACCGTGGACTTCCCCGACGAACCGGAGGTGTGAGCCATGAGACACAACGATCTCTCCGCAGATTCGCTCGCGCGCCTCTTGACGCACGTCCACGGCAAGGGAGCCGATCCCACTGTCGTCGTGCGTAACGCCAACGGCACCGTGCTGCCGTTCGCAGCACCCACGATCACCCGCGATGCTGACGGCACCATCGTCATCAACGTGGATACGAGCGAGGTGTCGGAATGAAGACCGGCATCGCCAAGCACTACGATGGAATCGACTACCGCGACAGCACGGTGCTGCCGACGACGCCGATCAACCCCGATCACGCGCTCCGATGCGCGCGCAGGCTCTACCGCTGGGGGCTGGGAGAATTCCCGGCAGCTGCGCGGATCACCACTGGCAACCGCTACACATGGGTGCGCCACGGCGTGCTGCTGGTCAACGCACAGGCCGGATGGAAGCGGCTCGCGCACGATCTCTCGCATCTGCTGTGGTCACGGGCCAACCCCGGCGAGCGGCCCCACAGCAAGGCGCACGCGCGCTTTGAGGCGAAGCTGGTGCGCGAGATTCTGAAGCGCGACTACCTCACCGTGACGACGCCGCCGCTGGTGGAGATGGACGTGGTGGACGAGGGCGAAGCCAAAGCGTCGGCGCGCGCGGAGCGCATCGAGCGGCTGATGAAGCGCGAGGCGCTGTGGGAACGCAAGCTGGATCGCGCGACGAAGGCCATCGCCAAGATCCGCCGGAGCCTGCGCGCCTATGAGCGCGCCGACAGGAAGCGGGCGGCGTGATGGCACACCTCACCGAGAAGAGATCCAGCTGCCCCACCCGACCATTCCACCTCTGGAATGCGAAGACGCAGAAGCGCATCCCCAGCAAGTATTTCTCCGATCCGAAGCGCGCGCACTGGGCGGCGCTGAAAGAGATGCGCTGGGCTGCTGTGGGCACCACGCTGGAGGTGCTGAACGTGGTGCGCGGGCAGGAGTTGGGCCAGTACACGCGAGGGGTTAACACGATCCGATTCACCAACGGGAGCAAATGATGGCAACGGCATGGACACCAGAGCGCACGGCGAAATTCCGCGCGACGATGGCAGCGAAGAAAAAGGAACGAACCGACGACGAGGCACAAGACCCGCACACGGCAGCGCTGCAAAAGTTTGCTGCGAAGAAACGCAAGCGCAAGCCGAAGGTCACGCACATCCCGCTCGCCGCGATCCCCGATGAAAAAAAGCGCAGCCACAGGGCCAAGCGAAGGGCACCGCCTGCTAGGAGCAAGCCCAACGGCGCAACGAAGGTCACGGCGCGCGAGGAGGTGTTGCTCGCCGCGCTCCGGCTGTTGCTCGATCTCGCCGGGGAGCGGCGATGAACGATCTCAAGCATCGCGGATTGAGCCGCTACCGCAACGCCGCGCAGCTGGCTGCTGTCATCGCGATCTTCACCGCCGGTTACGTCATGGGCGTGTGCTTCCTCTACTTCGGGAAATGCATATGACATTCCGAGTGCAGCGCAAGGCTTGCGCGACGTGCATCTATCGCAAGGATTCCTCGCTCGACATCCGCAAGCTGGAGAACGACGTGCGTGATCCGCACATGGGGTTCAAGGGACACCGTATCTGCCACCACAGCAAGAGCGCCTGCTGCCGTGGCTTCTGGAACCGACACAAGAACGAGTTCCCGGCAGGGCAGCTGGCACAGCGGCTGGGGTTCGTTGAATTCGTGAGTGACGACCTATGAAAATCGACAATCTGGATCTCGCCTTCGCGCTGGGTGAATTGGCCGAGGCTATCGCTGCGAGCAAGAGCATTCGGCCCGAAGCCGTGCGCGCCTTCGCCCAGTACATCGCGGATCATCCCACCAGCACGACACAACATCCTGTGGCCCTTGAGTTGCTCGATTTGGATGACGTGCCGCAGGAAGCGTGGGGCCAGCCATCGCCCCCGCGCGAGGAGGGCGAGCGGCGCGTGGGGGATTCCGTACAAAGGCTCAATGCCGAGTACGCGCGCTCGACACTTCACGCCATCGTCGCGTTGCGGCGGCTATCGTGGAACGCGCAGCAGCTGGCGCGACGGCTCGCAGAGGATGACAAGGCCGAACGCACCAAGCGCCTGAACGGCAACGGCGGGCGCACCACCGGGATCTTCCTGCCCGCACCGCTGCACGACGACTTTACGAGGGAGGATTACCGCAACCTACTGGGGCGCAAGCCCCGCAGCCAACGCACTCCCACGGGAGCGTGACATGGCCGAGATCGTGATCCGCAAGAACCGCGCAGGGCCGCAGCGGTTTCGCTATGTGCTGTGCGAGGGCAGGCGAGCGGTCGTGCAGTCGAAGATGTTTCGTTCCCGTGCGAGTGCGGTCATCGCGGCGCGGGGTTTCATCAGCATCATCAAACGAGGAGTCGATTTCCATGAGTAACAACGTCATTCCACCCCGCAATCTCGATGTCACCGCGCCGGAGCAGCAGCTGCCCGCAGAGTGGGCGAACAGGATGGCCCAGTACGCGAAGCAGGGTCTGGCCGCAGAGCGCGTCACCGGCAATATGTTCAGCAGCCGCAACGGCCAGCTGTCATTCGGCGGGCAGGCCGTGCCGAACAACCGGATGCAAGTGATCGTGATCGGCGCGATGCATGAGCGCGTCTGGTACGACAAGCCCTATGCCGCCGATGCGCCGATCTCGCCTGCCTGCTATGCGTTCAGCTTCACGGGCGAGGACATGAAGCCGCACGACGAGGTGGATAACCCCGTCAATCCGACGTGCGCCGGTTGCCCGAAAGACGAGTGGAAATCCGATCCGGTGCGCGGCAAGGGCAAAGCCTGCAAAGAGCAGCGGCGCATCGCGCTCATCCCGGCGAGCGCGCTCGCCACGCCGGACGACGTGGCGAAGGCGACCGTGGGCTATCTCCGCATCCCGGTGACGAGTACCAAGGCGTTCAGCGAACACGTCAAGCATCTGGGGATGCGCCTGCTGCCGATATTCGCGGCGGTGAGCGAGGTGGAGTTGAAGCCCGATCCGAAAAATATGTGGGCGTTCACCTTCAAGCTGATCGCGCCGATCACCCAGACGGAGTTGCTCGCCGCGCTGGAGACTCGCTATCTGGCGGAATTGAAGGCAATGGATTTCCCCTACCCCAAGGCTGCACCGGCACCCGATCCCGCCGCTGCCGCAGCCGCCAACAGCAACCGCAAGTTCTAACAAAGGAAGGAACCAGAAATGGATGACGATCTGATCGTTGTATCCCGCCGTGCGCTCGACAACGCGATCCTGCGGACGTTGATCGACGCAGGGCCGAACCCGACCACGCGCGAGGCGCTCGCTACCGCACTGGAGCAATCCAACAAGGTGATGGCGCTGGTGGACGAGGCGGTGAAAGGGTTCGTGCGCTCCGAGCAGGCGCGCAAGGCAGCGTATGCCCGACACGCCCAAGCGGCCCAGCAAGCCGCTCCCGTAGCCCCGCAGCCGCTCCAGAACGGGCCACAGGCTGCGATCTCGCCCGCCCCGCTACCCACGGAGCCGCCGCCAGCCCCGGCGCGGCGTGGCAGGGGCCGTCCACCGGCCAATCCGGCACCGGCACCGCTCGCGATCCCCGACTCCGGTCTGGAGCCAGCCCCGCACGGGGCACCGGCCAACCCGCCGATGATCCCGGCAGGCCCGCCGTTCGCGGAGATGTTCGCGCCTGCGGCGATGCCGGTAGCCCCGGTCGTGCCGCCGGTCGTGCCCCCGGTCGTGGTGGAGCATCCGGCAACCCCGCCGCACCCGTTTGGGGGGTGACGATGAAAAAGGAGGTGCGTGACTACGTCCGGTGGTACGAGGCCACGCACTTTCTCAAACCGACCACATGGAGGTACGGCGATGAAGTCGATCTTAGATCCGACATTCCAGTACACGCCAAGCCACGCGACGGACATCCGAAAGCTGTTCGACCGCATAAGGGAGAAAAGAAATGAATCTGGCAGAGATCCGGCAGCTGATCGCAACGACGACGACGGTGGACTACGAGACTCGCGCGATAGGCCCGCGTCCACATGGCCTGCCGCCGGAGCCGGTGGGGGTAGCGTTCCGCTGGCCTGACGGCAAGACCGAGTATCTGCGCTGGGGGCATCCTGCCGGTAACAACTGCGAGCGCGAGGAAGCAGCCCGCGCGCTCGCGATGGCGTGGCGGGGGCCGTGCCTCTTCCACAACGCGAAGTTCGATCTGGAGGTGTCGTGGCTGCATTTCGGGATGCGCTTCCCGCGCCGATGGGACGACACGCTCTATCTGCTGTTCCTGCACGAAGCGCACGCCGCGACGTTTTCGTTGAAGCCTTCATGCGAGCGCCTGCTGGGGAAAGAGCCGACCGAGCAGAACGTGCTGCACGAATGGATCTTGAAGAACGTACCGGGAGCCAAACCGTCTACTGCTGGCGCGTTCATTTCCTACGCATCCGGCGATCTGGTCGCGCCCTACGCGATTGGCGACGTGGTGCGGACGTGGGCGCTGTTTGATCATCTTGCTCCCGACATTCTGCAAACGCAGGAGGAAGCCTACAACCGGGAGCGCCGATTGATGCCGCACTTGGTGCAGGCAGAGCAACGCGGCATCCGCGTGGATCGGTTCCGGTTGAACATCTGGGCCGACGAGTTGGCGGTGACGCTCGATGCTGCTGACGGCATGATCTACAAGCGGCTGGGCAAGACCTTCAACATCAATTCCGGCGAGGAGTTGGCCGATGCGATGGACGCCGCAGGCGTGGTGAAGGAATGGGAATTGACTCCCGGCGGCAAGAGGAGCGTTGCGAAGCCCGCGCTGGTGCGCTGTTGCAGCGACGTGGCACTGACGCAGCTGCTCGCGTACAGGGGAACCGCCGATACAATGCTCAACACCTTCGTGGGGCCGTGGGTGGCGTCCAGCGCCTACGACCGGCGGCTGCACACCAACTGGAACCAAGTGCGCGGGGTCAACGGCGACGGCACCCGCACTGGGCGCATCGCGAGTGACCATCCCAACCTCGCCAACGTGCCGAATCCGGCGCAGATCGTGATCCCGCCGGGGTTCGACGCGCTCCCCGAATTGCGGACGGCGCTGCTGCCGGAGGAAGGCGACGAGTGGGTGTCAGGCGACTACAACTCGCAGGAGTTGCGGATCGCCGCGCATTACGAAGACGGCAAGATGCTTGCTGCGTACAAGGAAGATCCGCTGCTCGATCTGCACACGCAGACCGCCGCGCTGCTGGCGCAGACGCTGAACGCTCCCTACAACACCGACGAGGAGAAAAAGCGCTGGCGCAAGATCGCGAAGACGGTCGCGTTCCTCATCATCTACGGGGGCGGTGCGAAGAAACTCGCGCAGCAGCTGGGTTGCACGGTGGAGATGGCGACCGCGATCCGCAACGCCTACTACGCGGTGAATCCCGGCATCCGTGGCGTGATCGACGCGGTGTCGCACCGCACCCGCGCCTACGGCTCCATCCGCTCGCTGGGCGGGCGGCTGATCAAGCCGGAGCCGCCGGGGATGGTGAAAGATCCCACCGATGACGAGCCGGATCGGATGCGCCAGCAGGACTATCTCTACAAACAATTTAATAAATTGATCCAAGGCGGCGCGTCGGATCAGACCAAGGAAGCGATCATCAAGTTCTGCGAGAGCGGCTGCGGCGGGCGGCTGCTGGCGCAAGTCTACGACGAGATCGACATCAGTTCGCCGCCGACGAAGGTAGCCGCCGACGTGCTGCGCGCCTGCATGGTGAACGCGCTGCCCATCGACGTGCCGATGATCGTGGACATCGAGCGCGGCCCATCATGGGGAGAATTGCTATGACATCACTTGCTGTCAAGACCGACGTATGGTTTGAAACCGTTACTTGCTACAAGTGCGGTGTGATGTTTGGTCTGCCATACCACCAGCACGCGACGTTGAAACAGCAGGGCGGCGACTTCTGGTGTCCGAACGGGCACTGTCAAGCCTTCACCGAATCGGAGAACACGCGGCTACGCAGGAAGCTGGACGAGCAGACGCGCATCGCGACCGAGCAAGCACGGCGCGCTGCCGAAGCTGAAGCCGAGGCGCGCAGGGTGAGCGAGACACTCACCGGACTCAAGCAGCGGATCACGAAAAAAGAGCGGGCGTGGAAGCCGCCGGTCAAGAGAGGCAAAAAATGAGCGTCCATCTGGAGATGGGTACTGCGGTTGCTACCGGCACAGGCGATCTGGCAGAGGTAGTCGTCGTTGTCTGCGACTGCGGCAAGCAGGCATTTCAAGTTTTCTTCTGCTCGCACGAAGACGAGCCGAAAAAGCATCAGCATCTGCAATGCATTGCCTGCAACGAGGGTGCTTGCTCCAAAGTTCCCGCCAGTGAACTTCCGATGAAGGTGGTGCAATGACCGTGTCTCAGCAGGAAGTCAACGACGCCTGCGAGGCGTTGCGTATCGGGTTGCGCCCGCCAGATCCGCACTACGTCGCTGCGATGCTGGAGAGCCAGCAGGCGACGATTGTGCGGCTGACCCAACTGCTGGATCTGGCAGGACAGCTGGTAAACGCGGCAGACAAAGCGATCTATTCGCAGCACACCATGCATGACGACTGCCCTGCGTGTGCCGGGGAGCGCGCGTACAAGAAACTGAAGGTGAAAAAAACATGAGCGAAGGCACTCAGCTTCGTGACGCTGGAATACAGCTGGTTCTAGCGCACAACGCCGATTGGGAAACGTATTGCCTTGGAAAACTGCGGCGCTACTCCAACTACTTCGCCGGATGCGAGTTCACGCCGCAACACTTTCGCATCTGGTACGAGCATTACAAAGGCTTTTCACCGCAGCATTTCAACGCATGGGGCGCGATGTGGAATCACGCCATCAAGCAGGGAATCATCATCAAGACCGGACGCACGGTGAATGCGCTGATGCCACAGTCGCACGCAACACAGCTTCCCATCTATATCGGCAAGCAATACGCGGAGCAAAAACCATGAACAATTTCGGAACGCACGATCACAAGGGCGAGCCGGTTCCGCTGACGCCGGTCGTGCCGGTGACGCTGCCAGCATACCCAAAGCAAACGGCGTGGTCGTTCTCCAACGTGCAGCAGCACAACACCTGTCCGCTGGTGATCCGCTTCAGGAAGATCGACCGCCTGCCGGAGCCGAAGAGCGAGCATCTGCAACGCGGGCTGGATGTTCATGCTGCTGTGGAAGCTGCAATCAGCGCGCCGTCCGACGCACTGGTGAATACCGATCTTGCGTTCTCCGATCAGTGGATGCCGCTCTTCCAGCATCTGCGCGATGCTGGAGCGCAGACCGAGGTGCGCGCCGCGTTCGACCGCAACTGGGAGCCGGTGGCCGATTACTTCGCGCCGAACGTGTGGCTGCGCGTGGTGCTGGACGCAATCGAACGCCGGGGCGAGAACCACATCGACGTGTGGGAGTGGAAGACCGGCAAGCAGTACGAAGACCATCACAAACAGGCACGCCTGTACGCGCTCGCGGCGCTGCTGCTGCATCCGAGCAAAACGGTGGACGTGCGTATCCGCTATCTCGACCGCTACCCCGAAGGCCACGACATTCTCAATTTCACCCCGGCGGCGCTGGAGCCGCTCAAACAGGAGTTCACGGAGTTCTCACATGACTATCTCAACGACACGATCTATCCGGCGAGGCCGAACCGATTCTGCCGGGGCTGTCACTTCCGCCGCTCCAACGGTGGCCCGTGTACCTACGGTTGAATTGCGCTGGACGGAAGCGAAGATCCAGCGCTGGTTCATCGCAGAGTGCAGACGCTACGGACTATTCGTCGCCAAGGTGACGAGCCAATCGTGGCGAGGCTTCCCCGATGTCATCGTCGGTGGCAACCCGCCGAAATTCGTTGAGTTGAAAACGCACAAGGGCCGACTGTCCACGCCGCAGATGCGCCGATTGCAGAATATGCGCGAGGCCGGGATGGACGTGCGCGTGTACTACGGAAAAGCGCAGGCTGAAAAATTCTTCCTCGACTATACGAGGACGGCATGAGCATTCCGTGGGTTCCCAAGCAGTACCAGCTGGAGGGCGTGAAGCACTTGCTGGAGAACGCGCACAGCGGGCTTTTCTTCGATCCCGGCTTAGGCAAGACCAGTTGCGTACTGGCGACGGTGAAGGTACTGAAGAGCCAGAAGATGTTCAAGCGCGCGCTGGTGGTGGCACCGCTGCGCGTGGCGACGGAAGTCTGGCCCGCCGAGCAGGCGAAGTGGAGCGACTTCAGCGACATCTCCGTGACGGTGCTGCACGGGCCGAAAAAGCAGACGCTGATCGACAAGCTGGCGGCGAGCGTTGCCGACATCGTGACGGTCACGCCGGACGGTCTGGCGTGGCTTACCAGTGACGACGGGCACCGCATCCGCATGATCGGGGCCGACGTGCTGATCGTGGACGAGTCGTCCTATTTCCGGCACCACGGCACACAGCGCTTCAAGAACATCCGCAAGCTGCTCACGTCGTTCAAGCGCCGCATCATCCTCACCGGCACCCCGGCACCGCGCGGCTACGAGGATCTGTGGTCGCAGATGTACATCGCGGATCGCGGCGCTGCGCTGGAGCCGTTCATCACCCACTACCGGATGAAGTATTTCGCCAACATTGGACGGGACTTCGATGATTGGGTAGTGCGGAAAGAGTGCGTCCCCATGATCGACGCGAAGATGCGCCCCTACGTCCTGCGCGGCGATGCGCTCGATCACCTCGATCTGCCGAAGCTGCTGCACAACACGATCACCGTGGATCTCCCGCAGGAAGCGTGGGATGTCTACGAGGATCTGGAAGAAAAATTCGTTGCGGCTCTACCGGATGGGGAGGAGGTAATGCCGCCAACTGCGGCAGCTATGGGGCAGAAATTGCGGCAGATCTGCGGAGGGTTCGTCTACGACGGCGGCAAGATCGCGCACATACTCCATGCCGAGAAGATCACCGCGCTCATGCAGCTGGTGGCCGAGTTGCAGGGCCAGCGGGCGTTGATCCTCTACGAGTTCGTCGCGGATCGCGACCGCATAGAAAGCGCGCTGCAACGCGCGTCGGTGGAGGTGCGCTGTCTCGATGATGCTACCACCCCGGTGAAGTTGACGGAGATGCTCGACGGGTTCAACCGGGGGGAATTTCATCTCCTCTCCCACCCCCGCAGTGTGGGTCACGGTCTGAATCTCCAGCAACACTCTCAGCACGTCATCTGGTTTGGCCCGACATGGGACTGTGAGTTGCATCAACAGGCCATCGCGCGCGTGTGGCGACAGGGAAATCCCAACGAACAAGTGACGGTTCACACGTTAGTGGTTGCTCACTCGATTGACGAGCGCGTAGCATCGGTATTGGCCCAGAAGGACGCGACACAGCGTCGGTTGCTCGCGGCCATGAAACGAACCCCGCTCGCTGCGTAAATAACTTTGGAGTTCTTCTATGAACGTGGGAGCGTTCGTTCCTATGGACGACGATCTGGCTCGATCAGGTCTGGTTCCAAGCGATGTCGATGCAACGCCGTACCCCGGCAACGGCTTCACGCCGGACACCGGCTACCTCATTCCGTACTACTACCCGAACGGGACGCCGCACCCACTGATGCGGCGCTGGCGCTTCACTCCGGCGCTCGCCGGTCAGCGCTACGGGCAACCGTCCATCAAGGATCTGATGGATGCGGGCTTCCCGGCGACCGACGCGACGATGCCCTACCTCAACCCGAAGATTCTGGGCGGCATCACATGGGAGCAGCTGGGGCAGTGGAACGGGCCGGTCACATGGTTGCTCACCGAGGGCGAGAAGAAAGCGACGTGCGGGGGCAAGGAATTACGCAAGCCCGTGATCGGCATCGGCGGTTGCAACAACGCGCTGGTGAACACCGCGATGCCGTGGCGCGATCTGCATCCCATGCTGCTCACGCTCTTCCGCCCCGGCGACACGGTGGAGATCTGCTTCGACGGCGACATCAACACCAACGAGAGCGTCAACTACGCCGCCGGGACGCTGCGCCGCGTGCTGCTGGGGCGCGGCATACGACCACTGTTCGTAATGCTCCCCGGCCAGCTGGGACTCGATGATTGGCTCATGGCGATACCACAGGCGGCGCGACAGGCGCAGTACGCGCTGCTACCCCGCGTGGACGGCAAAGGCTTCCTTGAGCATCCATCGACACTCGCGCGGGTGCTGGGGATGCGCTTCGATGAGAAGGGGTTTCCGCGCGTAGACGAGGACAACGTGCAGCGGCTGCTGCGAAAGCACGAACGCTACGAGGGACGGATCTGGTTCGACTGCGTGAAGAACCGCATCTACGAGCGCATTGACGACGACGTAAAACCTATCACCGATGAAATGGCATTCAACGAGGGTGTGTGGATGCAGCGCATTTTCAAGGTGCGACCACAGATGGTACAGAACGTGATCATGGCAGTACCGTCACAGCCGGACTTCCGGCGCAACCCCATCGTGGAATGGCTCCAGAGCCTGCGCTGGGACGGCACTGCGCGCGTGGAGAAGATGCTGTCGGCAGGCTGGGGCGTGGAAGATACCCCTTACCACAGCGTGATCGCGAAGAATCTGCTGACGAGCATGGTGGCGCGCGTGATGCAACCGGGGTGTCAAGTGGACACCATGACGATCTTTGAGGGCAAGCAGGGGATCTACAAGTCGAAGGCGCTGGAGGTGCTGGGCGGGCCGTGGTATGTCGCTGCCAGCGACAAGATGGATACCAAGGATTTCAAGGTGACGTGCCACACCGGCTGGATCATCGACATCGTGGAACTGGGAAGTTTCAAATACGCCGACTTCGCCGCGATCAAAGGTGTTATCACCGGCAGAACCGATTCGTTCCGACCGCCGTATGGCCGCTCAACGAGCGAGTACAAGCGTCACTTCGTGCTGGTGGGCACGACCAACGACGACGCCTATCTCCGCGACGTGACCGGCAATCGCCGCTTCGTGCCAATTAACTGCGGCAACAACAAGATCGACATCGAGTGGATCGCGGCCAACCGCGAGCAGCTGTTCGCGGAAGCCTACGCGCTCTACGCGAGCGGCTACGAGTGGTGGACGGAGCCGCCGGGGATCTTGCAGGCGCAGGCGATGCGGATGACCTACGATCCGTGGGACGGGCATCTCGATGCCGTTCTCACCGACGTGATGAAGCAGCCGGTGATCGGCAAGGTGAAACCCATGTATTTCGTCCCTACGGTGAACCTTCTCACCATGCTGGGAATATCGCGAGCGCAGCAGAACAACGGCCACTACCATCGCCTGCGCGATCTGATGTCCACGCGCAGGGATTGGGAGCGCTACCAATACAACGATGCGGACGTGCCGGTGGGCCTAGCCGATGGGGATGGTGGGTTCACGATGGTCACGCAGGCACGCGGCTACCGCAGGATCGCCATTCCGCCGCTGCCGTCAGCAACAGTGATCGACATCCGCAACGCGCCGGGGACGCCGGGGAGCAAGTTTTGAAGTGCGCGGAGTGCCGCTGGCACTACCCCTACGAGGCGGCGCTGCAAGGGTCACACGTCGGTAACTGTTTCGCGCTACCATACCCCGACTGCATCGAGGTGTTCACGACCACTGGACACGAATGCCACGTCCCGTGGTCATTCTCACCGACTCACACCGAGGAGGAAAAATGGAAGCAGGAAAGCCCTACTACGCGCTGATCACCCCGCTCGACAAGGAGGTTGTCCCGCCGACTCCCGGTCAGCCGGGAGTGCCGCACCCATCCAACCCAATCGTGCTGCCGGGATCGCCGGAGCATCCCATCGTGATCCCGCCCAACGGCGTCGGCCCCGGCACACCGGAGCATCCGATCTGGTTGCCGCCTTATCCCGACAACGCGCTGCCGGGAACGCCGGAAGAGCCGGTATTCCCCAGCCACCCCATCGTGTTCCCGCCGGGGCTTCCCGCTACGCCGGAGCATCCGATTGCACTGCCGCCGACCGATGGACTGCCGCCGCTCGTACCGACGCACCCCATCGTGATCCCACCCGATGGGACGCTGCCAAAGCCACCGGAAGGCGCGGAGAAGAGCGCGGACGCAGTGGTGGTGCTGCTGCCGCCAAACAGGATGGCGCTGCCCCCCGGCACGCCGGGAGACTATGTACCGGCGCTCCTGTGGTACGGCCCCGGCACGCTGCCGGTGCAGATCTGGATTCCGCCCAAAGCCGCGCAGAAGTACGAACCCAAGGAACCCAAGGGCAAGAGAGGCAGGAGCGCCGAGGAGCAGGACGAGCGCGAAGCCGAAGCCCGCTACAAGGCCAAGCACGCCAACGAGTAATCGAACTGACGCTCCCACGTCAGTCCCTGTGCGCCGCCGAGGTTTGGCGGCGCTTTTTTTACAGGCGTCCCATCAGCAGCAACACGATCAGCACGATCACCAGCAAGCCCGCAATGCCGGACGGCCCGTATCCCCAATCGCTGCTGTATCCCCAGCGCGGCAGCGCGCCGACGACGATGAGAATCAGGATGATGAGGAGGAGTGTGCCGACGCTCATTTGATGGGAGGGCCGAAGGCTTGCCAGCCGAGAAGCAGCAGCAAGATGAACAGCAGGATGTTTGGCCCGATCACCGGCCACGATGGATTCGGTGTGCGAAACGTGCCATAGCCGTAGCCGACTACCCACAGCAACATCAAAATCCAAAATAGAAGTCCGAGGCTCATGGTGTCTCCTTCACGGGTACACGGTCAGGTACAGCAACCACAGAAACAACGCCCAGAAAACGAGTGCGGCGAGCAGCCATAGGGCAAGATTGACGAGCCGCTTCACGGCCCCGTGACGACGGGCACAATCGGCACGACAGGTGGAACAACGACCACCGGCACGATGGGCACTACCGGCGTGACACGGTTATCCTGCGATGCGTTGCCTTCACCGACCGCGACAACACCATCACGATTCTGCACTTCGGTGCGGGTTTCGGTTTGCGTGTTCGTCCAGATGTTGTTCACCGTGCTGCTGGTAGGCAACGCTGGCCCCGGCTTGAACGCAACGAGCGCGCTGTACGATGCCTGCGTTGTCGCCGCTTGGTTGTTGCTCTGCGTCTGTCCCAGCCGATAGCCGAAATAACCCGTTGCGATTGCGGTCGTCGGGCCAGCAAAAACTGCGGCCCACTTGAGAGCGCGATCCTCCTGCGACTCCGGTATGCGCGGCAGCTGCACCTCAACCGGACGTGCTGCCGATTCGCTGCGCCCGCCGAGTGCGAGTGCGAGTATCGCCATCTGCTTCGATTGCGGATCGGCGCGCTCCGCGATCTGCGCCATCGCGACGTAACGCGCTTCCTCCGCACGGGCCTTGGCGACATCGACCTCGCGCTGCGCCGAGATCGTGAGCCGGTACGACTCCAGCTGCAATGCGAAATTCGGATCGAGGGTGGTCTGGCAACCGGCGAGCGCGAGCGTTGCGATTCCTGCGATCAGTCTCATGTGTGGTATCCGAAAAAGTAAGCGATTAACGATGTTGCAATCAGCGCGACGAATCCCTTCATCACGATGGATATGAGCCGTACCTTCGCTTCCAGCAGCGCAATGCGCGTGAGGAGCGGCAACTCATCCGGCTTGGGCGAATCGACCACTCATCCACCGCGCAGCGCCTTCACCAGCGTTTTCTTGCGTGCCTCATGCTGCACACTCGCTTTGATCCCTTCGCTCGCCATCTTCGCAGCAGTGGCCTGTGGAATGCCGCTCGACTTGGCGATGGCGGGATTATGCGCTGCGGCTTGAAACAGGCGATGCTGCGCGGGTGTGTACGGCATTTACGGACTCCCAAGGAACATCGAGCCGGATGGAGGTATGGCCGGAATGAACGCGATGATCGCCGCCATGTTGCTCGTCACCTCTTCAGTGGTGCCGTTCTTGTACGCATTGGTGAGCGCACCGGCAGTGGGGAACTGCCCCGTCGCCACCCACACCGTAGCGTCGGTGATGTCTGCCCCAGCCCAGACTTGACCGCGCTGCGTGAGGCTCGCGGGCTTGTTGACATCGGTGGAACCCGACGAGATCGCGTTGCGGAACCCTGCCCACACGATTGTCTCGTTGTCCTTCGCCGTAGTGAACGCAGGGCCGGTGACGGTGTTGCTGCTGACGTTGTTCTGGTTCGCGCTCGCATCCTTTACGCCCGTGGTGCCGCTGATGCACACGATGATCCCGGCGCACGAAGGTGAAGCGGTGCCGAACGCATACGATCCCGGCTCGCCCGCAGCGATCTTCCACATCTGCTGCCTGCGTTTGTTGAACACCGTGTTGATGCTGAACACACTCGTCCATCCAGCGGGCACTGACACAGCGTTGGAATCCGCGCATATGAACGACGCGATCAGCACATCACCGTCGATAGTGCCTGCGGGTTTCGCGATGCTGAACGAGCCTGTGTCGGAACCCCCGGTTGCAACGGAGCGATACGCAGAGGGCATTTAGCCGATGCCCTTCACCAGATTGGCAACGTAATCGACGCCGTTGAATTTCAGGATCAGCAAGTCGCGAGCGTTGGCTGCGGTAGTGAGCGCCTTGTCGGTCGCGCTGTAGGCAGCGGGCCACTTCACCAGTGCCGGGAGCGTCATCACGCGGTTGCCTGTCGCATCCTGCACCATCTCCATGTGCAGCACGCAAGCGGCGGCGGGAGCGGTGAACGAGAGAACGCAGTTGCCCGTCATCAGCAGCTTGTGGTAGCTGTAGATGGAGAAGTCGATGGCCTTCGCCGCGCCACTCGCGCCATCGTCCTGCACCACGGTACGAAACTGCGATCCCGACACCGGCCCGCTGGAGGAAAGCGCTGGCGCGACAACCGCTCCGGTGAAGATCTGCCCCGCCTTGTTGGCAGGGACGTAGCCGAGCGCCGCGATCACGTCTTCGGGCTGTGGCACGACAGCGCCTGTGCGCCCGTTGTATGACTGCGTGGGCACATAGCCCAGCGCAGTCGTCACGTCGGCACTGGTGAGCGTTACAGCACCCGTGCGAGGCGCTCCAGCACCCGTGAACGACGCCACCCCGGCAACCGTCGCGGTCGTTGCATCGAGCAGCTGCTGCAAGGTCGCAGGCTGAAGCGGCGCAGACGCAGGGCCAGCGAGTGTCACCGCACCCGTGAACGTGCCGCCAGCAATGGGCATCGGCACATACTCAAGGTCAGCGTAGGTGAGCGTGACCACACCGCTCTTGCCGTTGACAGAAGACACCCCGCCGCCGCCACCGCCGCCCACGCTGCCGAGCAGCAGCCACGACGTGTCGTTGAAAATGAGCAGCGACGGCACGTTGGTCTTGCAGTCTCCCGGCAGCACGCTGGAGCCGTCTTGCCGCAAGATCGGCCACGGCGCAGATGCGTTGATGTTGAGCGTCGGAGTGAGTGTGGTGTTGGTCGCCGGGAACTTGTAGCCGATCATCTGGCCGTTCTTGAACACGGTCTGGCCGAATGGCAGCAGGCCCGTGTACGCATCTCCTCCGGCTTCACTGATGCAGCGGATGATGCTGCCGTCCTGCACCTGATCGACACGCGCGTACTGGGTAAGCGTGACGGCAAGGCCCACGCCGGTATGGCGGAACCCGCCCATCGGCAGATCGTGGACGGGTGTGGTCTGACCGTCCTTGGAGATGGAATTGGTGAGCGCGAGCGCGACATCGGCCATCGTGGGATTCGCCCACGACGAGCGGATCACCGTCTGCGTGACGACCGGATTCCCGGCGGGGAGGATGTACAGCCCTGAACCGTTGCGTGGCATTACTGATTCTCCCGTTGCGCGCGCAGCTGGGCAGCAAGTTCGCGTTTGTGGTCTTCGTAGAAATGCTGCGCCAGCTGGTTGCCCATCGAAAGATTGGAGCGCTTGATGAGAGTGCTGATGTCATCCGCAGCAAGACGGCGAGCAGGGAACGATTTCGACTGCCCCGTGATGTAACGTCCACCGGCTTCGGTGCCGAGCAGCAGCTTCGCCAGAAACAGCGATGCCGCCGGAGTCGCGGCTCCAGTGAGCGCCGCGATCCCCGTGCCGGTTGGCCCCAGATCCGCGAGCGAGTGCGCGGCCCATCCAGCCCCGCCGCCGGTAAGCCCGCTCAAGTTTCCCAGCAGCAAGCTGGTCGAGAGCGCTCGATTCTGCGAGAGCGGCGGCTCCGGTATCTGGTCGCGGAATGCCGTGGTGTAGCGCTCAAGTGGTGATCCCGGCGCGACACTGGTGCCGGTCTTGTTCTGGTTGAGGATACGCAGCATATCGTCGGCGCTGACCTGACCGCCTTCTGGGAGCGAGCGCCAGATGTCTTTCTTCAGCGACGAGCGCTTCAGCAGATCGAGGAAGAAGGCTCCCGCTTCGGTGCTGGGCGCGTTCTTCAGCAGGATATTGGTGAGCGCATCGCGCAGCGCCTCGTTCGACAGTTTCTCGTAGGGGTCTTTGGACTCGTAGGCGATCTGGCTCGCGCGCCGACGCGCCTTCACCAGATCCTCGACGGCCATCATCACCGGCCCCGTAGGGGCTGCTGGGGGCACGGGAGGAGCGCCGGGGGTCTGGAGGAAGCCCGCACCTCCCGGCTGCGCTGGCGGGGCCGGTGGGGGCTGCGGCGTGGCGGCTTTGCTCGCCCGCTGCAACGGCGCGGTGCCCTTCGCCACCGACTCCACTTCGGGGATCGCGCGCAGCTTGGCGAGCGTGGGTGCCAATTCCGCCGGGAGATCGGTCAATGGCACGTCCGGCCAGTTGGAGAGCGACTTCCATTCCTTGTCGTAGAGCGCGTTGATCGCACGCGCGTGTTCCGGCGTGAGGGTGGTCGTCTTGCCGTTCACCGCATCAGTCCAGTTCTCCGTGATCTTTTCCTTCTGCCCCCAGCGCAGCTTTTTGATCCAATCGCTGAAGAACGGGATCTGGGAGAGCGCGTTCGTCAATTCGGGAATCGAACTGCCGCTTGCTGGAGAAACGCGATTCGCACCGAGGAGCGGCGTTGGCCCCAGCGGCCCCTCCAACTCGTTCAGATTCTGCTGGAGCATCGGCTCCAGCTGCTTGCGCGGGTTGGTGAAAGAGAACAGCGGTCGCGGATTCGGCACGTCAGCGCGACCGGACGGGTTCTGCACCTTGATCGTCGCGGCACTGGTGATGCCCGCAGGAACCGAGGATGCCGCGCCCACGACGGCCTGCTTCTTCGCGTCGTAGTTCTCGCTGGGCGTGGTGACGCCGGACTCCGCGCCGCCGAGCGCGTTCCTGACCATCCCCACGATGTCCTTCACCAGCTGCGGAGACTTTTCCGCGATTCCCGATATCCCCGGCAGCATCTTCGCGCCGCCGCGCACCAAGCTGCCGCCTGCGAATTGCGCCATGACATCGGGGATGATGTTGCCGACGATATTGCCGACCTTGCCCTTCCCCCACTCGCTCGTCAGCGGCTCGTTCAGCTTGCGGAGATCGGCATATTCCTTCTCCAGCTGCGCGAGTTTTTCCTTGTTGCCAGCAACGTCGGCCTGAAACATCTGCGCGCCGAGCGCCTTCTCCTTGATCCCACCCACCGCCGCAGCAAGATTGTTGGTTACGAAATTGGCGTTGCCGCCCTCCGCAGGATTGAACGACTGCGGCAGCGGCCTGTACTCCTGCACGCTGGGCGTGCCGGGAGCAGACGGAACCTCGCCCCGGCCACGCGAGATGTAGCCGCTCACAGCTTCGGTAACAGCGGCGTCCGAGGCGTCTTCGGGCAGACCCTCGATCTCATACTCGACGCCGTTGATCTTGCGCTTCATCTCTATCTGCCTGTGGGCCGAATCCGCACACCGTTGGGTAGCGTCGTGAATTGCGAAGCGTTCCAGAAGTCGCGCACGATGGGTGCGTGCGCGTTCAGGATGTCGTTGTTGGCGTTACGCAGCTGCTGGCGCACGTTCTCGATTGCCTTCCAGAATACCTCCGGCCCTTGGTTGATGGCCGAACCCAATTCCTTCAGCACGCGGGGAAGTTCCGTCCCTGTGACCGCCTGACCGGAACGGATCAGGATCTCGATGTTGTCGATAGCGCCTTTCGCCTGCTGCATGAATTGCTGCGCGACGTTGGGGATGGGATTCAAACTCTCCCAACCCATGCCGGGATTCGCACCGCGCCACTCGCCGGTTTTCTTGTCGCGATAGATCGGCACACCGCTCTTCTGGAGTTCCCCCATCGTCTGATCGAATTGCTGGAGTGCCGTTTCCAGCGTCCCCAGCTTATGCTTGTCGCGCATCACCTTGATGTCTTTGATCTCCGCGTTCATCCTTTCGGCAGGCGCAGGATCGTTGGGATTCGGCGCGTAGGTGCGCGTGGGTGGAGCGATCAGATATGGCCGGTTCTGCGCGTTGTCGCCGTACTTCTTCCACAACTCCGCGTTGTTCATCACGGTGACGGACTTCTCTGCTGCGGGCGCGGCAGTAGCTGGTGCTGTTGTGGGCGGCGCAGCTGCTGCGACGGCAGGCGCTGCTGGAGCAGCCGCTGGAGCCGCACCTATCGGCTGCACGGGCGCTGGCTGCGGCGCTCCTCTGGGCGCTTGCGTGAGCGCGTGCGGCGGCGCTCCGACAGGGCCACCCGCGCCATAACCGCGCAGTTCCGTATTGTTGGGATCTGCGATCATCGCGCGATCAACCATCGCCTTCGCGTCACTCACCGGCATATCCCTGAAGTTGAAGCTGGCGATATTCGGAACCATCGGCGTCGGTGCTTGACCCTGCGTCGTTGGCAGCAATGGTGGTCTGTCTTCCTCCGGCATACCGAAATCGGGCAGCTTCGGAACCATCCCCTGCGGCTGGGCCTGCGCGCCCGACACCATCGTGGGCGTCGGTGCAGCTGCTGCGGGTGTGGGTGCAACTGCTGCGGGTGTGGGCGTCGTTGCTGGCGTAGGCTGTGTTCCCGCCGCTCCCGCGTCTGACGGCATCGTGAACCCATACGCATCCGCACCGCCAGACAGGACGTTCGTCGTTCCGCCCTGCGGATTGACTTGTGTGCTTTTCGATGCCCTGTCGTTCGCAATTATTTTTTTCTGATCATCAGAAAGGGTTTTGTACTTCGGATCGGTGTTGAGGATCTGCATCGCCCCGTCGTAGACTTGCTGGTACGCCGTGGGCTGATGGAACACCGGAACGGTGGTGTCCGTGTAAGTCTGCTGCGGCTTTTCCTTGTTGTAATACTGCTGATACGATTTACCTCCCGGCCCTTCGACCACTGGGCCGCGCTCCCACTTGATGTCGCTCGCGTCTTTCGGAAGGATGTTCGCAATCGCGCGCTTGCTGATGATCTCGCCAAGATTCTGCCCATAGCGGCCACCCGTGCGGCCAACCTTCTCAGCGAAATCGAGCCAATCCTCATCGGTCGCTTTCCTGCCAGCAGAAGTTGCGCGCTCCGCTGGCAATTCCATCCCGGCAGCACCGCCGGGGCCACCCGTTTGCTCCGCACCAGCACCGCCAATCACAGGAGCCGAATCGCGTGGACGATCCTCGCGCCACAACCGTGAGATCTCCTCGCTGCGCTTCTGCTCCAGTTCCCGCTCTTTGGCAGCAGCCTCTTCGTCAATCGCTCTAGCGTTGTATCCGAGAAACGCCTGCGCGATGGGCTGCGCCCACGACACAGGCGCATTGCGCGGCGGTGGTGGTGCGCTCATTGCCTGCTGACGCAGCATCTCCGCGTATCTGCGCCGCCGCGCGAGTTCCGCAGCCTGCAAATCGAAGTCGCTGACGTAGCCCGTCGATGAGGCGGGCGCTGCCGGATAGAGTGGATTTCCAGCTGCCATCACACCACCTGTGCGTAATCGACCATGAGGTAGCCGTCTTCACCCATCGCGACTGCGGACGGACGCAGGATCAACATATCCTGCGCCATCACGCCGCGCTCCCTGTGACCGCCGATGTCGTACTCGTAGAGCGGCACACCTCCCGGCGTCAGGCCCACGCGCACAATGTGCGACTTGAGCCGTCGATCCGATGGCCGTCCCGCGAAGCCACCGCCAATCGAGCCGATAGCGCCAATCATCGAGTTGTAGGTTCCCGACGACGTATTGAACGCATCCTGCGCGGCCTGCTGCTGCGCCTTCGCCGCGTCGAAGATCGGCGCAGGCTGGATGTTGGTCGCAATAACCGGCTGGAATTGCGGCGAGTTGACTTGCGTCCCGCTGATCATCGCCATCAACTCGTTCAACGGCATCTGCCGCAGCTGCGCCTGTTCGTTGATCGCCTGCGTGCGCGAGGCATTGGTAAGGTTCGCGTTGGCGAATGCATTCTGGATGCCCTGCTGCGTCGTCTGGTTGTTGGCAGCAGTCTGTCCTGCGAGCAGCCCCGCATCCTGACCGCGCGAGGTGTTCCACAAATTCGCCGCATTGAGCCGCATCCCCTGTTCCTGCTGCGCGGCGTTGCCGCCCTGCAAGATGGAATCGAAGATCGCCTGCCGCGCTTGATCACCCTGCGACTGCATCAGCTGACTGCCCGCACGCATCGCCCCCGGCGACGTGGTGACGCCACCCATGTTGGCGAGCCGCGTGTTGAGATCGCTGGTCTGCTGCTGCATCATCGGCGCAGCGCGGCTGATGTACTTGCCCCACGCGGCGTCCTCCATGCGCTGTCGGATGTCGCCGGTATCGCCTACGTCATAAACAGATCCCGGCAGCTTGCTGTAGTCGAGTTGCTTCTGCCCGTTCGCGTCCACCTGATACGCCATCGGCGGCAGATTCTCTGTCGGCAATCGCGTACCGAGAATATTCTCCGCAGTCCCCAGTGCAGTCGGGCCGAGACTAAGCAGGCCCGACTCCAGACTTCGCTGGGCATCGAGGTTCCTCTGATCCGCAGGATCGAGAGCAGTGGTGATCTTGTATCGCGGATCATCGAGCGTGGAGCCGGGGAGTTTCTCCAGCGTCTTGCTGCCCCACGGCGTGTACTGATCGGCGTTGTTCAGCCCGAATTCAGTGACCGCAGTCGCCTGATTGACAGCACCCTGCTGCTTGGCAATGCTCGCGTAATCCGGTGCCGGTGGTGCTTTTGGCTTACCCATGAGATCACCCGTTGCCTGTCATCATTGTGGCGATGAATTCCGACGCCTCGTTTGGCGCGAGGCCCAGCCGCATTGCGTACTGCACCGCCGACTCGCCTTCCTTCATCGCGGGCATCTTGTCCGGCGTAAGCGGGAAAGACGATGAGCCGAATTGCGTGTTGCCTATCGGTTGCTTGAACCAATCCAACGCAGGCGTGTTCTTCGTCGCGACGAAATTGTAGAGTTGCTTCGGTATGCGAGCCTGCGCGTCTGTGGAAAGGTGATACAGCCGTTCCGTTTCGTTGGGGCCAATGACGCGGCCCTTTTCCCAACTCTCGTTCGCAGGGCCGGGAACAATCGGTGCGGTGTTGCTGCCGCCACCCGTGTTGCTGCCGGTATTCGGAACACCGTTGATAGGCGGGCCACCGCCACCGCCACCGCCACCGCCACCGCCACCACCACCGCCACCACCACCACCGCCGCCGCCGCCGCCACCGAGCGGCATGGCCGCGCCAGCGCCGAGGCTCCCACCCTGCGGTGTAAAGCGCAGCATCCGATCTCCCGGCATTCCCCAGCCATGAGTTGCGCTCGTAATGCCGGGGATGTCGTACCGACCTTGCGAAAGGATGTCCTGAAAACTCATATTCGGATTTGCTTTGCTTGCAGCGAGCGCGGTTTGTGTCTCGCCGGGACTCATGCCGATACGCATCATGTACTGGGTGGAGTTCTCACCCGCGCGCATCGGGGGCAGACTGCCAAGCCCCGCTGCCGGACGAGAAGCAACGCTCGTATCGGGCACTTGATACTGCGGCCCCTGTCCGGCGAGCATCTGCGCGAGCGTGTTCTTCGATTTCTGCTCATAAGGCGTCTGCGGCGCAACGCCGAGTGCGGCTGCAACGCTCGCCGCGTCGAAGCCCATGAGCGGCGGCAATCCACCGCCACTAAGAGCGGACGTGCCCATCAGCGCCCCCCTCCTCCTGCCAACATCTGCGCGAGCGGGTTGGTGAATTGCTGTGCGGGCGCTCGCGGTGCCTGCCCACGCCCATACCAGTACGATGAGTTGCCTTCCGGTATCGGCGGCAGCGATGGATCGCGCGGTGTGCCTTGCTGACCCCGCCCGTACCAGTACGACGATGGCGGCACTCCTGTCGGCGGCGCTCCCGGCGGCGCTGGAGCAGCCATGTTGCCCACGGGATTCGGAGCCGCCCCCGGTGGAGGTGGTGGGGGCAATCCCGGCGGCATTCCTCCCGGCAGATTCGGCGGCACTTGCCGCACCGGATTCGTGGGTGGGCTTCCCCACGGCATGGGCATCGGCGCTGCTGGCCCCGGCCCCATCGACGGCCCCGGTCGCATCGCCTGTTGCCGCGCCCAGTTGGAGTCAGATCCGAAACCACGCTGGGGTTCGCGCGTCGGCGGCATTCCCATCGCGCCACGTCCGCTTGCATTGCCGAAATTCATTCCCATCAGTTCACCTGTCTGCGTAAATGTGGAATGCGATCCCGCAGCTTGAGCCAGCGGCACTCGTCGCGGAACATGACGTACACCAGCAGATCGCCGGATGGCGCTGCATCCTTCAGCTTCGCTTCGATGTGGAATCCCAGCCGCTCATCGAATTCGCGCGCGGCGAGGTTGCTCTCTTCCACCAAACCCGTGACGCGCTTGCATTTGCATTCAACGAACGGATAGTAGAAGCCGTACCACATCAACTCTTTTGTCATCCAGCGCGTGCCGGGAATCGCAGCGACGTGCATCATCATGTTCGCGCCGTTGAAATTCTCAAACCAGACTCCGGCGATCAAACGCATCGGCGTGACGCCGTGGGCTTCCGGCAGCACTTCGGCCATGCCGACGCCACGACCGGATTGGAAACCGTAGGGCGTGAGAAGCGTCTGCTGCATGAATTGGCTGACCGCTTCATCCGCACCGATGATGATCTGGCGCGTCATAGCGTGCCGCCCTTGTGCAGTTGGAAATCGGTAGACACCCATAGCGCCTCGCCTGCCGATGCAGTACGCAGGAAGACCGCTCCAGTGAAACCGATGTCGTTCAGGCCATACCACTTCTTCTGGATCGTGGGGCCACCCGACCACTTCGCACCGTCCCACAGCGTGCCGGGGTCGTCCCACATCGCCACGCCCTGAACGCCCTGAAACGGCGGCAGCGGAGAGATCTCTTCCGCCGTGTCGTAGTCGGTGTTGAACGCGATAGCGACTGACATCTCCGCATCAGCAAGGAACACCGGACGCGCCATCGACCAGCACTTCTGCACTGCACTGCCGAAATTGCTGAACGCTTGCAGGCATTTCGTCTGGATCGACGTGCCGATGTGCAGATCGAAATTCTCTTCCTCGTTGATGATGCGAACGCGCCCGTCCTTGATGATGCGGATGCTGCCGGTCGAGGTGATGCGCCTTATCACCTCGCTGACCGGCGTGAACACCGGATCGTCCACGTTACCCGTCCACGCACGACCGACGTAGGTATCCGCGCCAAACACCGGCTCCTCGTAATAGTTCTCCCAGCACAGCGCAGAGAATCCGGTGACGACGCACCACGATTGCAGCACGGTGTTCATCAGGTACTGGAACGTGCCAGCAGGATCGGGCACGTTGAGGTAAAGCTGGTTGTAGCGAGCCGACGTGAAGAGATCCCAACCGAAAAGCGTGCTGAATTGCGTCACCAGACTGGATATGCGGTGCTGGATGATGTCGGTGATCGGGCGCTGTTGCAGCAGTTTCGACTGCCCTAGCACATTCGTCAGCGGCATCACGCCGTTCTCGCACAGGATCAGCACATCGCTGCCGTAAGGACACGCGCAGCGCCGACCAATCGTCGCACCGACCGTGTACACCCCAGCCAATATGAAAGCTGATGTGTCTACACCATCGGGATCGAAGCCGCTGAACACTGCGATGTTGCCCTTGGACGAAACGAAGATCGACTGATCGTCCATGCCGGAACCAGTATCGACCGACCACGACATCGCAAGCTGGCAGAAGCCGCCAAGCGGGAACACCTCGCCGCAGTCGAACAGCTTCACCTCGCCTTGATATTGATCGACGGGCAGATACCACACACGCGGCGAATCGCGCTCCACGAACCACAGGCGACGGTGCATCTGCGAAACGTGGATGAACCTCTCCGGCGTCATGCCGGGATAGAGCAGCAGATCAGATGGCGCAATGGTGATGACCGCGTTGATCCACGCCGTGCCGTTGTAGACTTGCGGCGTATCCGCGCCGTTCACCGCCACCGTGAATTCGCCAAACTGATTCGCCATCTGTGTGTACTGCCAGCGGTTGTTGAGAAAACCGCTCTTCATCACATCAGTGACGTTGTAGGTTCCTCCAAGCGACACGTCGATGAATTTGCCGTCAGCAGCGGCGAAGATCTTCTCCTGCCCATCCGCCGTGTTGTACTTGATGATCGTTTCGGTGGGGCCGGGGATCTGGTCGTACCAGCGAAACCATCCTTTCCGCACCATCACGCCCGCGCTCGTCGGGAAGAGGTTCTCCAGCACCACCGCCTGCGTCGGCTCCATGTTCGCCAGTGCATCGCGCTCGTTCAGCCCGCCGACCGGCGCGGGAAACGACACCAATTCGCTTCTCTGCGGAACGGGTACAGCGAATTGTGATGAGTTACGCGCCATTAGCTGACCGGCCAGCTGCCGTCAGGGATGTTGTAGATCGTGATGAGCGGAAACGCCGGTTGCCGGGAGAGCGACAGGATCGGCGCACCTTCGTCCTGCGACATGGCGTCATCGAGATTATTCTGGAATTCCGCAGCGAAGCTGGTGGTGTCGAATTGCTTCGCCTGATAGAACCGCAGCTTGATGCCGGAGATCATCAGCCGGTCATCGAAGATCGTGGTGTCCTCGTCGGTAGTGCATTTAGCTTTCGACTGACCGCTGGTGTCGATGGCCCACCACTTGCTGACGTAGTAATAGGCAAACTCCAGCGGCGTCGGCATCCCCGCGCCGGGGACAGGCCACACCTCCAGATTGTTGCCGACGATGCGGAACCGCTCACGCGGGCCGGTGGAGAGGATGCCGGATTTCAACCACTGCCACTGCTGCGAAGACTCCGGCCCGATCATCGGCCAGCGATTCACGCGATCCCATTCCGTCTGCGAGATCGGGCGCGCGAAATCAGCGGGCAGGGAATACGTCCCCTGTCCGCTGACAGCGGTGATGACGGTTTCGCGAAACAGATGTCTCCACACCTTGCGCTTGACGAGCATCTGCCCCGTCAAGTTGAGCAAAGCGCCGAGTTGCAGCGGTATGAGTTCCGACCCCCCGTAGATTGTTTGGGGAGGCGTCAACCCCATCTCAACTGCTGCGTCCTGCGCGAGCGCCAGTGCTGTTGCCATCTTGCCCCTTCAACGGTTTCCCGGCCTGTGCCTGTTCAAACATATCGGACAGACGCTTGATCTCCGCTTGATTTGCGGCCAGCTGATCGCGCAATTCCTTATTCTCATTCGCCATCTTCTGCGCGAACGCGCTGTCCTTCGCCTGCTCCAGATAGGCGATGGCCTTGCGGCGCATATCGTAGAAGCCCATGATCTTCGCGCCGAAAACATCCGCAACCGTCGCCAGCTGCTCGACGGTGAAAATGTTCATGTAGTTGAGTTCCTCGACTTGCGCGCGTGTGAGCGCAGGCCAATCGCGCAGCGGGAACCCGCTCAATTCCTGCGAGAGCGATTGCTGGAAATTCCACCACATCTTTGAAAAGCGCCGCTTGTACGTCGCATCGGCAATGGTATCGACCATCGTGTTCCTGTCGCCGGGAACCTTGATCCGCACGAACGGCACGGCGTCGAACACCGGATGACCGGCTTCGGCAGACTTGTCCTCGTTCTTCACGCTGCCGAGATAGAACTGGACGAACAGCTTTTCGTCCCCCGGCTCCGGTGGTGCAAATTCCGGCTGTTCCTGTGGTTGCTGAAATGCTTGCATTTATCGCCTCTCTCGTTTTGTGGGTGTTAAGGTATCAAGTGCCGCCAGCAGTGCATCAGCGTAGCGAACTGCATTGCGGGCCACGCCATCCGCAAAATCAATCGTCAATCCTCTCTCGTCGTGAACCTTGTCGAACGCAAGCCGCGCGTGCGCGGAAAGCAGACCCTGCATCGCTCGCGCCGCGATCTCCATCCGCGCCCGCTCATCGACCGCAGCCCGTGGATCTTCCGCAGGCGTCGTTGCTGCTTCAGCCATTGAGCATCTGGCAGCACTGCCCAGCCACCAGCGCCGATGGGTACGTCGCCGCGATTTTCTCCTTCAATCGCGCCGCCTCTTCCGGCAGGATCTCGACCTCACCGCCGGGGAATACCTTCATCGCGAGCGCGAGATCCGCGATCTTGCGATCCGGCCCGCTCTTGTCGCCGTTGGGCAGCACCAGCGATTCGCTGCAACAGAAGCCGAGCGTAAGATCGTCGCCTGTGTCCTCGCGAACGAGACACTTCCCGTTGCGGAAATCGAACAGCACTTGCGAGAAGTTGATCTTCATATTGATTGCACCACCGCCCACGGCACGTCATTCCACGTCTTCACGTCACCCGTGGTGACAGGGGGAGTGGCAGTGCTTAGTGCTGGGCCGATGTAGCGTGCGCCGCCACCGCCGACTGTAGTTGGTGGAGTTGCCATCGGCACAGCCTGCCCCGACGACAGCCCGTAGGGCAGATAGGTGACGAGACTGCCGGGAGTGATCGTCGCCATCACCACGGCCCATAACGGTCGAACTGCACAGCACCCGCTTGATTGATTGAGTGGAGGTAATTGATGAGCGTTACGCCGGGAAGCCCTGCTACGTTCGTCGCGATGTCGAACTCGCTCGCAAACGGAGAAACGAGATGCGGCGTGGTGTACAGCCCACGCGGCTTGCCACGCGGGGAACCCGTCGCGTCCTGAAGCAGCGTCGTGTCGATCCACAGCGCACCATCGGCAGGCGCTGGATACAAAACGTAACCGGCTTGGGTCACACCTCCCAACGCGCCCCCTGCCGCTGCCCACTTGTTGATCTGTTGAAGAGCAACAGCGCCGCCTGCCTGCGAAAGCCCGCGAGCGCAATAAAGTCCCGTCGATCCGACATACGAAGAAGCGAACACCGCGCCGCCAAGGCCCACAAGATTGAGAGTGGGAGCGCCGGTGTTGAACGTGGACGTTCCGCCGAGCGCACAGTTGTACGCATCAGTGGGCTTGAACGAGGTGTACGCGCCGAAAGAACATAGCAAGCGTCCAGCCGTGATCGAATTGTCACTGTTGACGATCAAATAGAACGTCGCGCCGTCGCCAATGAGAATCCACGGTCGCGCAGTTGCATCCGCAGTGAGACTCTTGCGCCAAGAAAGCCCGTTCGCCTGCTGTCCCACAGTAGGAAACGGGCCTGTTCCGGTGTTCACGTCCGACATCGTTTCGTAGCCGCGCACCGCTGCGTTCAGCACCGTGCCCAGACCCGCGTAGTTGTCATCGACACGCAGATAAAAACGTGGCAAGCCCGCGACCACCGCAGCCAAGTACGCGGCAACACTTCCAACGACGAACGGTTTCGTCCAGCCGAGCGGCGCACGCTTGTAGGTGATACTGCCGGTAATCGCTCCGAGCGAACCGGGGCCGACGTAGCTGAAGTGCGTGCTGTCGATAAGCGTCGTCTGGAACGTGCCGTTCGCACCCGCCGGAGCCGCGCCCGCGATCACCAACCAATCCTTGTTCTCCAGCGTCACGTCCGCTGGGATCGTCGCGGTGTACGTCGTTCCCGCTTCCACGATGCCGGTGACCGGCTGCGCCGCGCCGCCGTTGACCAAGCACGCATCCAGCACACCGATGAGCGCACCGGCCACGCCGTTCAGCACCGGCATCCCCACGTCGGTCGAGCGAAATTCCTGTACGAAGTTGGGCATTCGTTATCCTCAGACGTGCGTGATGTAGTCCGGCGATGGGAAGAAGAAAAGTTTCTGCGTGTCCACCGCCCAGCCGACGACGCGAGTCGCGGAGAGCGAAGTGACGGGCTTCGTCTGCGTGACCACACCCGCGTTCTCGCTCATGTACACGGGAGCGCCAACGGTGAACGCGGGGAACGCAGCCGAGTAGATCGTGGAACCGGGAAGCGCCACGCGCATCTGCTGCCCTGCGAGTTTGACCTCCAGCGTGATGCCGAGCATCCCGCTGTAGACGGTGTTCGCGTCCGTCTTCTGCCACAGTGCGTTCACGTCGATATAGACGAGATCACCCACCGCACTGTCGTAGCCTGTGAGATAGTCGCTCGTCACCGGCCCGCTCGCTGTCTCCACGACAGTCGGCAGCGCGTAGTAGAGGTTCCGCAGCCGCATATCGCGGAACACACCCAGCACGCCGCTGTTCACCTCCGCGACACCGACAGCGTTGCGACCGAACGCGGTGTCCATCGGCGTGTCGGTTTCGCCCACGCACCAGCCAACGACAGAATCACTCTTCACACGCAATGCAGTCGCGGTGAGCGCAATCGCGGCAACGCCCGCAGCAGTCCACGTCCACTGCGCCGCACCGCTCTTGTACCAGCCGCTCGTCGGATCGGTGGTGAAGACGAGCGACGGTGCGGGCTTGCTGCCGTCAGGTAGGTTCAGCTGACCGGAGGTGATCGTCACCGGCCCGACGAAGTTGGGAGCGACCAACGTGAACCCGCTCGCTGCGAAAAGCTGCGCGAGCGTGGCGCGGATCGACGCACCAGAAGCAGTGCGCTGGAGTTCGATCTCGTCGGTTGCTGTCGGTACTCCCGGCGTGATGTCTGCTATGAGTGCGTCTGGCATTACGTCGCCCCGATGCAGACTTGGCCGATGCTGTCCACGGGACACCCGCGAACATAACCGGCGATGGGCTTCTGTATCGTCACGCAGAGCGCACCATCGTTGGCGAGCAGCAGCCCGCCGTTATAGCAACGAGCGTTGCGCGGCGGCGGATTGTCGATCCGTATGTACATCGCACCCCCGTTATCGGACGCTACGCCGTTCTGCGAGGGAGAGTCCTTTTCCACCGCAGCGGAGGACACGAATAGCGCCTGTGCGGCGTTGTAGCGCAATCCGACGAGATACGGATCACCGGCAACGGGCGAACCCACTGTCATCACCACGCGCCCCTTATCGTCGTCAACGAGCAGCCGATTGATGAATGACACGGCATCTCCAAAAAAACGCGGCGAGGGGGAGGATCGTCCCTCGCCGCGCTGACAGAAACACGGGAGAAAGGAAGAAAGCCCGTGCGAGAGGTGCCCGTTACGGCGTGACGGCGTCGGCTGCGGTGAGGAAGGCGTAATCGCCCACCGCCAGATTCTGCCCCGTGTCGTTGGTGTAAGTATTCCCCGCCCCCGCAGCGACGGATACACCGTTGGTGATGCCCCCAGTGGCTCCCGCCGCGATGGCGATGCCGACGCGGCAGAACACTGCCGTGTTGCGCCCGCCCGTAGCACTGGGAACGGCATGAACCGTCGTGCCCAGCGCGAACGGCGCGAACTTGTCGTAGAACGAACCGGCGGCGTTCACGCCGTCGAGTTGCGGCTTCCAGACTTGGGTGAGCGATGCGCCGATGAGCGGCGAGGAAATGGCGGTTGCTGGCATGGGTCTGCTCCTTCGTCAGTTGTCGGTTGTCGATCAGGCGTCGGCCAGCACACCTTGAAACTGCGAGCCGTTCATGCACAGATTGCCCGCCCACGCGATCAGTTGCACCACCGCGTCTTGATTGACGCTGTAGCGCTTCGACGGATCGAGCGCGACGAAATTGCGAGCGCTGTGCGGGCGCAGGAAGATGTACTTGGTGTTGAGGAAATAGGCCGCGTTCACCGGAGCGAAACCGCCGATCCCGCCGTCCAGCACCACGTCGGCCTGCATGAACTTGACCGCCGGGAAGCCGAGATCCCCCAGCTTGCTGTCGCTGAAGCGCTGGATCGCTTGCAGCGAGGCCATGTACAGACCCCAGTAGCCGTTATCGACCATGATCAGGTCGATGTGATCGTTGCCACGGCAGCACTTGGCGTACATCGTGTTGAACTTGCCTTGGATGTTCGCTGACGTTGCCGCGCCACCGACACCGATCTGCGCTTGGTTCGCCCAGAACGGCCACGCGGTGCGATCGATGCCGCCGTAGAGATTCGTTGGAACCTTCGCAACCGCGTTGAGCAGACCGTTGATCTGCTTGCCGCCGTTCGCCGTGCCGTCGCTGTAGATGCCCGCAGCGATCAGGTTCTGCATCGTGGCTTCCGCGACCTTGATGCGCGCTTCCATCAAGTCGATGATCTGTTCCTTGCTGGAATTTTGCAGCATCTCCAGCCCGCTCATCGTCACCGCAGCAGCGGCCTGCTTGATGTCGTACTGCGCGGCGCTGATCACGTCCTGTGCGCCGATTGGCAGCGCCTCGTAGCCGCTGTACCACCCTGCGTTGCCGTTCTGCTGGAACGACAACTCCTGCATGATGACGTTGCCGCCGGAGAACGTCTTCACGTTCCCCTGCCCGTTCATCTTCAGCAAAATTGCATTGTTTTTTGTGACGTTGTCCGCGACAGTGCGCGAGCGGTTCTGAATGGTCGTGGCGACCACGTCGGAAATTGCAGCGTTGGCGAATGCCATGAGGCGCTCCTAAGAGTTGAGTGGACGAACACACGCAACCTCAGAAGGCTGGCCGCGCCGTGAGTGGCGCAGTGCTGGAACCCAGTGGCCGCTCCCCCTGTGGGGGATTAGTCTGGTTTCCGTGAGGGACAGGAGAAATAATGTCAGTGTACTTCCTACACGTCAACCCCCTCCTATCACTCTCTCCAAAGATGCCCGCACCGACTCCCCTATGGCAGCGCCCGCCGGGGCCATGCCGGTGCCGTTGGGCGCTCCCCGCAGGCTGACGTTGGCCGCAGCGTTCTGCTTCAGCGCCTGCGTGCGCTTCTGGTACTCGCGGTCGATCAGCGTCGTGCGGATGTCGCCGTCCATGCCTATCGCCATGTCGTAGGCCACGCGCAGATTGGGGGCAACATTGTTCTCGATCAGCGCCGCCATGATGTGGCGCACCTTGGGGAAAAACTCGTTCTGCGGGTCATTGGCGAAAGCCATGAATTCCTGCTGGCTCTGCTGCTGGACTTGTTGCTGATTCGCGGCACTGCCGTACATCCGCTCCGTCAGCAGCTGTGCGGCCTGCGCTTCGGCCCGCGCGATCTCCACGTTGACCGGCTGCGAGAGATCCACGCTGTACTGCTGCGCGAGATTCAGGATGATCGCCTTCCTGAACTCCGGCCCGCCGGTACGCAGTTGATGTGCCGTCTGAAGAAGTGTCCGCATCGCCGTGACCGGCGTGGCTCCTTCGGCTTGCAGCTGGTCAGCGTAGGGGACGAACTCGTTCAGCACCGCTTCCGCGACGTTGCCCCGGCGCGCGACCGCGTCGAAGCCGTACTGCAACTCCTGCTCGCGCTGATGGAGATAGGGGCGCACTTCCGCCGGAACCTTGTCGTAGAGCGGACGCATCTCCGGTCGCCATGAGGCGGGCGGCTCCGCGAACGTCGGCGGGGCGGCAGCGCCGGGGCCGGGAGCGATAGCACCGGGGGTTGTGGGTGCCCCCGGTGCTGCCTGCCCCGGCGTGCCACCTTCCTTCGGCGCGAAGCGCCCAAACGGGTCACGGGGCCGGTCGAGCGGCCCTGTGGCGGGCTTTTCCGGCTCCTCTAGGGTCTTGGCAGCAGGAGAAGCGTCGAACGCCTTCTCGATGGATTCGTTGAGTCCCGGCGACGGGGTTGTGGGTGCTGATGGCGCATTGCCACCAGCATCGGGAATGACGTTCTCCTGCCCAGTTACGTCCAGTGGATCTGCCATCTCAAGTTGCCTTTCCGGTGCGGATCGCTCGATCCGTGAATTCCCATAGCATCTCGCGCATCGACTGCCGCTCGCGGCTTGCCGCGTAGCGATCCTCCACGCGCGTCCCTTTCACCTCGTCATATGGGACAACGTCGTGCTTGCCCATGTGATCGCGCAGCGCGGAGCGCGAGGCAACCACGCTGCCGTCAATCGGGGAAATGAACGGCTCGATGTCGTCGCGCACCGCCGGAGCATCGGAGCGCTCCGCAGCAAGGTCGATCTCGACCATGCGCCCCTGCTGCGGATCGTAGCGAAATCGTCTACGCGCCATCATCCCCTCCCGCCGGTTTCACCTTCGCCGCTTCCTTCTGCTGCTCAAGCTGCAATTCGCCCTGCTCTGCCTGATGCGTCATGTCCTGCTGGTGCGCGGCGTCGGCCTGCGCCATCTCCTGCGCGTTCTGCACGACCTCGCCCTGCATCTCCGCGCTCTTGATCGTTGCGTCCTGCGCCGCCTTGTCGCGAGCAGCCTGCGCCTGCACGCCTGCCTTGATGAGAATCGCCTGCACTTCGGCCATCGTCTTCTCGCGGAAGGCTTCCATCTCCATTTGGTTCTTTTCGCGCTCGTTCTGGATCGTGGCCTGCATTTCCTCCATCTTCATCTGCAATTCCTGCTGGCCCTGCTGCAACTTGCCTTGCACTTCCATCTGCTTGTTGGCAGCATCGGACTGTTGCGCCTGCTGGTCAAGTTCCGCTTTCTTTTCCAGCGCTTGCACCTTCGGATCGGGCTTCTCCGGCTGCGGATTCGTCCGCATATCATCGAACGCAGCCTCGATCACGCCCTCGATATCGCGACCGACGCGAAAACCGCGTATCCCAAACATGAGCAGCGCCTGCGCGATGGGCAGGAACTGGGGATTTTGCTGCACGGCGGGCATCGCCTGCTGGAGAAACTGGGTGACGCCCGTGAGAAATTCATTACGCGCTTGGCGCTCCGCGTTGAGATCCGGCTCCACCAGCGAGTCCGACGCGATCTCCACCCGATAGTCGATCAGCTTGCCCTGTCGCAGCAGCTGGAGCGCCTGCGCGATCACGCCCTGCGTGGTTGGCCCCGGCGGGGGCTGCATCGGCATCGGGGCTGCTGGCGGCGGGGCAAACGGCAGCACGTTTGCTGGCAGCATCCCGCCGCCCATCGGCGGCATCGGGGGTGTCTCAGGCGGTGAGCCTGCGGGCGGCGTTGGCCCTGCTGGCGGCATCCCCGGCGGTGCGCCTGCGGCCCCCGGTGGGCCTGCCGGTGGCATCTGCGGGGCTTGGCGCGCGGCAATCGCGGCCTGCGCGTCCTTGATCGTCTTCTGGCCGTCCGGCGACTGCATGATCGCGCTCTGCTCGATCAGCGTGTCGTCATCGAAAAACGACACGACGACGTGGCCCATCAGCCCCAAGATGTCGGTGACGAAGCGCGCCAAGTCGGCCTTGAGGTTATCCAGCCGAATGCTCGCGAACTGCGTCTTGATCTGCTGCGCGCCCAGCGTTTCATTGGGGTTCGACGCACCGCGAATGATGTCGGAAAGCCCCGTGATCTGGTAGATGTCCTGAATCAGCTGCTGGCGGATCTCAAAGAGGCGCTGCACCACCTCGATCACTTGGTCAATGGGCAACCAATCCACCACACCCTTGATGCCGCCTTTTTCGGCAAACGCGGCCCATGTGTCCACCGGGATCAATTCGTTCTCCACACCCTCGGTGAGCAGCCGCACGATGGCGTTCTGACCGCCGTCGTAGAGGCCCACGACCTTGAGCGCCTTCGTGAGCATATCGAGGCGCTGCGTGATGTTGTCCAACTCCTCGGCCTGATCCTGATACATATAGTAGTCAGGCTGCGGGACGAGGTTCCCCGTGGTGTTGGTCGCGAACATCGGTCGCGGGCACGGGAAGAAACCGGGGAAGTTCATCGGATCAGGCTTCTCATCGAGCAGCGTATCGACACCCATGTGTACCCAGCACACGCGACTCGTTCGCTTGTCCCAGATCTCGTAGACCTTCGCCTGCTTGAACACGTTGTGCTTCGGCTCGTCGGTTTCGCTCGGCGCGTCCGTCGCGTTGGGGTGGCGCGCGGGCGTGTAATCGAGCGGGATGTCCTTCACATCGGGGAAGCGCTTTTTCAACTCGTCGCGCGTCAGGTAGACGATGCGCCACACCGCAGGCACTTCCTCCCACGTTCTGCTGGGCACGAATCCGAAATCCTCCCAGTACACGAAATCCACCGCCGCGACGTTACCGGCGAGCCGCGCGTAGTAGTCGTTATCCAAGGTGCCGGTGGGGCTGGACTGCGCCTTCTGGTAGCGCACCCACGCGCAGCCCATGCCGGGGAGAAGCCGGTCTTGCAGCGCGTGCTTCACGTTGGGATGGAAATCCGACTGCGCTTTCAGCTGGAAGGTGAGCGTCCGCTCCAGAATCAGTGATGCCACACGCGCCACTTGATCAGGGTCGGTGTAGCGGCGCATCACGATAGGTTCCGGTGGACGCCCGTAGACGGCGGGGAGTGTCGTGTTGATGATCGACCACAACAAATTATATTTTTTGCTGGCCCCGGCCAGCCCCGTGTCGCCACGGTCGTCGCGATAGCGCTTGACCACTTTCGCGGCGCGCTCGCGCCACTTCTCCATCTCCTTGTCGCAGGCTTTGATCTCGGCTTTCCAGTACGCGGCACGCCCTCGCGCGTCGGTGCCGAAATCGGCAAAGGTTTCGGCGGTCGCGGGCGTGGTTGATGCGTGATCAGCAGAGGCGTGATCGGCGTAGGCTGAAGCCATGTTGGACTCCTAGATGCGGCGGTATTGGCGACGAGGTTGGGTGTCCCACAACTCGTTCAGCCGCACGTTACCGCCGAAAGGCTTCGTGCGATCATACGCTTTCGCGGGGTCTTTGTAGGGCGTGATGCGGTTGGTGCGCTCGTTGGTGCGATGAGCCACAAGGGACGAATAGCGGAAGCTGTCGGCGTAGTGGCTGGAGTGATCGTGCTTGGGGTTCTGCTTGAAGTCGGAGATCTCGTCGTCCCATTCACGCTGGTACTGCCGGAGCGCTTCCACGCCGTCGGCGCAAGCCGCTGCGTCGATCCAGCACTCGGAGAGCATCAGCCGCGCCGACTGAATGCCCTGCTGCACGGAGAGGCTGGGGACGATCTTCGGGCGGATGCCGTGCATATGCGCGAGCATCTCCACCGTCGAGCGTCCGGTCTGCAATGATTTGGCTTTCGCGTCCGGCGGGAGCCAGATGTCGCCGTAGACGTAGGGCTTCGCGCGCAGGATATCGACGTAGTCCGCGATCTCCATGCCGGAATGCTCGTAAGCCTCGATGTAGCGAGTCTCGGTGCCAAGGGTCTGCCAGATCCACGTCGCGGTGCTGTCGGTGAAGCCCAGATCCATTGACACATGGACAGGCAGCGCCGCGTCGTAGGGAGCCTCGCCCAGACGGGTGCCCATTCTATTAATTAGTTTCCCGTAGTAAGAGCCTTTGATCGCCGCGTCGAAGGAACACTCGTACTCCTGCGCGTACTCGTCCTCCGACATGATCTTCGCGGAGTCATCGAGTTCCTCCTGCGGCAGAATGCCGGAGATGGACGCCTTGAGGACGAGAACGAACCAGTTCAGCGCGTCGTTCTTGGCCTGCTCTACGATCCTCCAGAATTCATTCTTTCCAGCAGGGGTGCCGATGAAGACAGCCCAGCCGCGCCGATCCGCAAGCAGCGGACGGATAACTTCACTGAACAGCCGTGGCCGCATCTGGGCAGGCTCGTCAATGACGACCCCATCCAGATAAATCCCTCGGAGTGCGTCGGGATTGTCAGCACCGAATAGATAGATGCGCGTACCGTTGACCAAGGTAACGGAGAGTTCCGCAATATTGGTGGCGGAACGTACACCCGTCGTATAACGCAGCAGATAGTCGAAGGCAACGCGCTTGGCCTGCTCACGGAAAGGGGCGATGTAGGCGTACTGTCCATTGGGTTTCGCGGAGTGCAGCGCTCTCCCGATGATCTCGTTGATGGCGGCGACCGTCTTGCCCGCACGGCGATGGCACACCAGCACCGCCCATCGCTGCACTCGATTGTGGAACGCAACGAAGTGCGGTCTAGGCCGATATTGCATCAATAATTAACGAGTTTTCGCAGCAGCGCGTTGTTGCGAATGACGTGGGCCGCAACCCGCGCACGGAAGCGGGGATTGCGGAAGGCTTCGCGCAGGCAGTCGGAGATCGAGCGGATGTACCGGCGTCCCAGCTTGCGTGCGCGTTTCATCCGTCGTACAGGACGAGGCCGCGCCGCATCCTCCAGTTCATGCGCCGGATGTGGGCGGCAAGGTAGCGGTTGCGCGCCATGATCAAGCGCAGGAACGGCACGAACTTGTGGCGCTTCGCGCGCTTCACGGATCGAGCGACCACAGGAGGTCATCGTCGTCGTACCAACCGGCGAGCGTGCCCAACTCGATCCACTCAGGGGCGACGATCAAGCCCGCTTCCCCGATGGGGCGCACCGGCATGAGCGTGGCTGCGCGCACGATGGCAGGCGCGCAGGCGGTGGCGAGGATCGCGGCAAGGAAATCGCGGCGGCGCATGGCTATCCGTTCACCTGAAAACCGGGGGGCAACTCGTCCAGTGGGCTGCGCGGGATCGCGGTGACGACGTTGATCACGTTCTGCTGCATCGCACCGGGACGGCTGCGGGTGGACAGCAGGAGGGACGCCCACTTGTAGAAAAGATGCGGCTCGGTGCGGCACATTTTCTCAAAGTAGGCGAGCGGATCGTTGGCCTGCAACGCGCCGACGATGGCAGGCTCCACGACGGCGAGCAGCGCGTCGGGCGCGGGGGCAGTGGGGGAAAGTGGGGCCGGTGGGAGCGCAGGCACTGGAGGTGCGAGCGCAGGCGGGTAGGCGGGCTGGAGATCCGCCGGGGGCTTCGCCGTGGGCACGTCGAAGGGGAGCGTCACCAGCCCATCTCCTTTCTTGCTTCCACGATAGCGTCCAGCACGGCCTTGAGCGCGTCGTGGCCGGTGGATTCCCCCGTGAGCAGATCCAGCCGGTTCTCCAGCGCGAGTTCCAAGTACCCAGCCCAGCGCTGCAACTCGCTGGGCGGGGGTGCGGGAGGGGGCCGTTTTTGCGGCGGCAAGTGCAGGGCCACGGGGTTCCTTTGGAGGTGGATGTTAATGCAAAGGGCGAGGTTGCGGGGGGTGTCGCTCCCTAGCACGGGGGACGATGGTCGATGCGGTTGCGGGTGATGACCGGCTCGGGCCGGAAGCCGCCGGGAGTCCCGTCGCCGTTCGTCGGGGGGCGGTCGAACGATCGTTCGGTTAGTGAGCGCTTACCAACCGCCCCAGTGAGCACTCACTAACCCCCCC